ATGGCCGTGGCCCCGGTCATGTTGGTCATTCCATCCGTCGAGACGTCGCCGCTGAAGCCATCGCAAGCCACGCACTCGGCCTTGTTCACAATCTGGTCCCAGCTCGCGGCGAAGTTCACGTTGTACGGATCGTCGGCTTCGTCTTCGCCTGGCACGTTCCGCAGCTGAACCATGCCCATCTGCATTGGGGTCGTCAGGTCGATGTTCCCTGTGTGGTATTGGGTGATGGGGAAATCGTAAGCGTAGGCCGTTACGCCAGCAGTATTGAAGGAAAGCAGCGGCACGTTGAGTCCAGCCAGTTCGTTGCAGAAAGTGACGTAGTAGGAGTTCTCAGTTGTGCGGCTGACCTCAACGTTGCCGACAAAGCCAATGGTCATGGGCTCGCCGCCCACCGTGAACGTGATGCCGGGGATGGAGTTCAGGCAGTCGGCCAGCGTCAGCTCGTTGGAGTAGATGGGGGGTACGTCCGTAACCGGGAATGGTACAACTGAGGTAGAAGCCCCAATCGTGATGTAAGCAGCGCCGCCAGAGGCTCGACCCACAAGTTGGACGCGCTGGACTTGATTCTGCACCAGCGGGATGCCCGCCCGCTCCTGAGTGCAAGTCATCGTAAATGTGTTAGCCGTGGCGGTGATGGTGGCGATGGCCTTGTAGTTGTAGCCCAACTTGCGAGGGTTCAGCCAGGAGGTGTGACAATGGCCCCAGTCGAGAGGGAGGCCAGTCGACGCGTGATCGTAGTTGGTCATCTTCTGGACGTTCATCGTCTGGACAAAGATTGAGGGGCCGGGGTCCACGGCGACCTTGTTAGTGTCAGTGCTGTTCGACGCGCCAATCAGGGCCAGCGTTGGGAGGCCAGTGTTGACCACAGTGCTGGTGCTGAAGGGGGCCACACCTACGTCCACGTCCCACTTGAACGCGTAGAGGGTCAGCGGGTCGTTAGTGTCTGACAGTAAGTATCCACCGCCGTTTTCCATATACCAGTCTGCTAGATAACTTGGGTCTTGATACGGCGAGATGGGGTTAATATCTCCGTAGGTTCGCGTGGCGCTCGGGCAGATTTGCACCTTGTTGGCAAACGCCTGCATGATGCGGGTATCCGCGCCGGACTTGATGATGGGCATCGGGCCTGCCGTGTAGCCGATGGCGCCCACGCCGATCTGAAGGTAACGCTGCCCGGCAACGCTGATAATCCGACACTCAAACGGAGCGGGCTTGCCGCCGCCGCCAATATTATAGACCAGCTGCTCGGGTAGGCTGGAGTTGCTTGGAAGGACGAACTCAGGGGCGAAGACCAACGCGTCGCCAATGGGGGGAGTCCACGGCTTGTCGATGTCCAGAGACGTCCCTTGGCTGGAGGACACAAAGTTAAAACCGTTCCCAGGCTGGATTGTCATGGCTTAGATGTTGACGTACACGCTTGAGTCCCAGCCGACCCTTGAGTAGCGGATTTCGTACATGACTTTATAAAGTGAACCAAACTCCTCGACGTTGACCTGCGAAAGGAGGTTGCTGTTTCCCCCACCAGATCCAGCGCCGACGATTGCCCAGCCTGGGATTAGGGTCCAGGTTCCGAAGTCTGTCGTGGCTGTTGCGGAGTTTAGGTAGCCCAAGATGTCGATAACGTAAGCCGCGTCTTTCATGTAGATGACGCCAGAATAGGTTGTCGTGGTAGCGAGGTAATTGGTCTTGCCGTAGTAGTTAGGGTAGGTCGGGTCGACAAAGCCGATAAAGCGGCCACCTAGTTCGGACTCAAAGCAAGCGCCGTTGTCGCCGATGTAGGACTGCTTCTTCGAGATGATGATGGTCTTGCCGCTGATGACCTGAGTGACGAAATCAACCGGGTCTTTAATCTCAACCAGCGGGCCGAGGTCAGACTGGACGTAAGCCGTGCCAGCGATTGGCCCGGTCGTGAATGACGCGTCGAAGTTAAAGAAGTTTGGGTGAGTCGTCAGGTTCTCGGTCGTCAGGCCGTTAGCCGAGGATGTGCTTGCCACAGTGTACTCTCCGGCGTTGATGGCCGTGTCGATGCCGACGTAGTCCACGGTCAGGGTGGCGATGTCCAGCATGTCCCAGCTGACTTTCCACTTGTCGAGCTTCAGGTAAGCGTAAGAAGGATCAGGGTGGGCGCTGCCCTTGACCGCAAACGCGTCGATGTCGAAGGTAGTGTCGACCTTGTAGACGGTCGTCGAGGTGTTCAGGCCAAAGCCGTCATTGACTACGGTCCAGCCAGGCTGGAGGAGTGCGGTGGTTAGCAAGTCGCCGTTAATTACAATAGCCATAAAGTTAGGTTGTCATGGTTGTCTGTTCAACCTTGGTAAAATCGATTGGCACTCCGCCACCGCCCGGATTGGCTAGGATTTCCAGCAGCGCGGTCTGCTTACGGGTCTCTTCGAGCTGCATGGTCATGGCTTCAATGACCGGGTTGGCGCCGACGCCGACGACGTTGGAGAAGCCCTCGGGGCCCTTGAAAGATGTGCCCTTTGCCTTGGCGGCATCGTCTGACGCCTTCTGGGCGGCGGCCTGAGCGGCGGCGGCATCTGGTTCTTCTGCTAATGGATCTGCTTTAATGTCTTCAGCAATCATTACTTGGATTTTATCCTGCACGCTTTTCTGCCTAGACATATTGTCAGCAGTGTTAAAGGCGGCTGCCGCCCTCATGCCAGGAGGCAGAGCAGAAAGGACTTCATCGACCATAGCCTTTCCCCTTGGGTCCTGTTCAAGAAAAACCTTTGAAGTAGTCTCGCGCTGAGTCTCTGCCTCTTCAACTTTTTCCTTAGACTCCTTTTCCTTATTCTTCTTATTAGCGTAATACTTGTCTTCGGCAGACATCAAATCGTTCGTGCCTTTAATGGCGGCCTGATTGGCGTCCTCCTGCTTCTTTCGATTATCGTCAATGAGTTTGCCAATGTAATTCATAGCGATGCCAATCAAAGCCATGGGGCCAAGGACTGATAGGAACACGTCCTTGAAGGCCATGCTGAACTTCTTTTGAATGCCGTCCACTTGTTTCCCAAAGCTGACCGTGGCAGTCTTAGCCCGGTCCATCGCCTGCGGGACGTCGGAGGTGGTCTTGATATTGACTGTCAGTTCTTGGGCCATCGTCAGGGGGTTTCCTTTGCAGGATTGGAAGCGGAGGCCGCCTTGTCCTTGGCTTCCTCCTCGGCCATGAAGGCCTCCTCCTCGGGCGACATAATCGCCACGTCCGCACCCTTGGAGATAGCCAGGGCGGAGTTGAGCCAGATGGCCTGGCACTCCGGCATCTCCCAAGCCCGCTTCTCGTCGATACCTGCACTAATCAGTGAGGCCACAATCGATAGCGGCCACGGTACGCCTTTGCTTCCTCCACTGCTCTTCTTCGTCTGCTCCCAGAACTTGGGCCAGTCGTTGACGAGGATGTAGCCGGAGAAGGCCTCAAGTAGTTCCTCAAACTTGGCAGGTCGGCGGGACAGGTGCAGCATCCGCAGCTGATCGCGCCAGCCCAGTTCGCCTAGGGGTTCTTCGGCGCACACTTGGCAGGCGAAGATAAGGTCGGCAGGGGTGATGCCGCGAGAGCCTGTCACCAGCGGGGAGTCAAAGGCCATCAGACGCACCCGGTACTTAAGGCACCACGGGTACATGGAACGACCCAGCAGCCGAAAGGGAGCGGGGTCGATAAAGGCAGCGAGGAACCGTTTGTCCATGCCGCTAGTGTAGCCCACCTGTGGCTAAGTCAATTAGGCAGGCGTGATGCCTTCGTAATCGATGGCCGTGATAGAGACGGTCGTGAAGCCCTTATTCTGACCCTTGTCGTCAATCTTGGTAATCGTGCCCACGAACGAAGCCGAAGCCGAGCCCGAAGGGTAGGCCGAAATTGTGTTCAGGGTAAAGGTCAGGACGGCGCCGAGGACCGGGATAGTAGAGGTCTTGGCAATGCCTTCGACGCTCAGCTCACTCTTGCGGTCGTCGAGGCGGTGGGTCTTGGTCAGGCCAGTCTCGTCGACCACCGTGGCTTCAGCGTTGAACGAGGACGAGAGCGAGTAGGACTGGACGAACAGATTGCCGAACGTACCGTTGGCGATGCCGTAAATGCAGGTGGTTCCGTTAGAGATGGCGGCCATTTGTAATTGCAGGGTTTGGTAACCTTACGCGGGGAAGACGGTCAGGATGTCGAAGGTGAACGAGGTCGCCCAGGAGCGCTCGTCGATGCCCTCGTCTTCGGACTGCATGGTAACGTCATAGCAGGACGCGTCGCCTGTGGTCGTGAAGGCCGCCTTGATGGAGGTCAGGTCACGCATATTGCCGGACAGGGCGGCGCAGCGGAGGCGGTGATCGGCAAGGGTCGTGTCGTCAGCGTTCGAGAAGAGCGTGATGCGGACCGAGCAGGAGAAGTTACCTTCACCCTCGGGGAGGTCGGACGGTGCCCTGGCGCCTTCGCAGAGGACCACGGCCTTCGGTAAGGTCTGGGTAGCGTTGTTGTCCCCGGTCAGGAAGGACACGGTGGTCAGCCCGGTCTGGGTCGAGAGGTAAGTCGCGACGGTGGCCTCGACGATGTGACGGATAGATGCGGTGCCCATAAAGGTTAGCGGCGGTTAGCGCGCTGAATGGTGGAGTTCATGTGTTTCTCGAAGCGGGCCCGCATTTGTTTAATACGGTTTGCGTAGACCAGTGGGAGCACGGAGGCGTCGACGCCGATGTTGTTCACGTTGCCCCGCGTGTTAGTGACGCTCAGCTCGACGACCTTTTCAGTGGCGAGGAGGGTGTTGGTGCCGCGGGTCTGGCTGTGCCGGTTAATCCATGCTACCTTGAGGAGGTCGACGCCAAAGTCTTTCGGGATGCCGTTGATGACGGGCTTGGGGAGTGATCGAAGTGCGGAGGCCCAGCCCGACTTGATGAGGCCTACCATGGCTTGCCGTTCCTTGATGTAGGCGGTCAACTCACCCTTGCTCTCGACTAGCATCTTGATGGCGGTCGGGCGGGTGCCCTTGCCGATGCGGCCACCAAACTTCCCCTTGATACGGTTATGCGGGGGACGCAGGTCAGCGACGAAGCCCTGACCGTGTTCGGTCTGCACGGGGTTGGTCGTGCTGAAGTAGTTCTTCGCCTTGGCAAACGCCCGGGTGTAGTCTTGGTCGTTGGCAATCTTACGCATGATGGGGGACAGACCCTTCAGTGCCTGAAGCGTACCCTTGCCGATGATTTTATTGAACAGGCCAACGTCGTTGGTCTTGGTGGCGTAGGCCAGTTGATTGCCTAGGAGGGCCGAAGCCGAGTTTGAGTTGCGGTCGTTGGCGGCCACAAAGAGTTTCTTGATGTCTCCGGCCACGGCGTTGTCGCCGGCGGTCTGGGCGGCCTTGCTCAGGCCACGGCCTCCGCCCTTCGGGAGGGGAGGGGTAAATGTCGCCGCGTCTTGGCAGGCAAGGGCGGCTTGTTCAAGCGCCGCGTCTCGCATGGTCTGCCCGGTGTTGGCCGCAAACTGACGCAGGCCAGCCATGAACTCAGCCTGAGACTTCGGACTGATGCTAACCGTCACCACGGCTTTACTGGTTGTCGTCGATGACGACGAGCGTGATCCATGCCGAACCGGGCTTGTAAGTCTGGGTCGTGATGCGGACGGTCTTCCCGCCGGCGACGATTTTCTTGCCCTGACCTAGACTGGCGATGGGGACACCGCTCGACAGTAGGGCCGCCGATGACCCATTAGACCCGTCTGGGAGGGTCCAGGAGGCCGTAACGGCTGGCATCCTGACCGAGTACTGGGTCCGCTCCATGTACCCCCCTGCTTCGAGGACGGTCATCACGGCGGGGTCGGAGATAAGGCACTGGAACGTGATGGCGCCAGAGTTGGCCGACCCGGCCACGCCGAAGTCCGCGATCATCTCTTTCGCATCGTTAAGAAACTCGGTTCCGTAGAGG